GCGGATGAAGCATTCCGACAGCACCACGCTATGGCTGGTGGTGAGCCTCCTCGTGAGGGGCGGGCACATCCAGAACGTGCACCGGCACCCTATGAGCCTGTTGCTCCGATGAGTGAAGAACAGAAGAAAATCAACCGGAAGGGTATTGAGGAGGCGCGTAGGCGTTTGAACCCGAATTCTCAGATGGCTGGGCCGGATTGGGAAGCCATTGAGGAAGGCGACTACGGGGCCGGTAACTGGTGGGATACGGTTCCCGGGATGGACGATCTGGGGGACGCTCTTCCGGATGCCGATGAGCCTTTGAACCCGGAGTTGCGTTCGATGGATTCACAGATGTTGGCCGACATGATGGTGTCTCAACCCGAGCAGGGCTATTTTGGTGGCTTGGGTGATGCTGTACAGGGGTTGACTAATCAGGTTGCTGGCATGTCTGGTCAGGAGCGTGCAGCGTTGATTGCTGCGTTGGTGGCTGCTGGTTTGATAACAGTGGGTTCTGGTGGGACGTTGGCACCGGCTGGTGCCGCCCTGTTGGGTGGCGCCGGTTTGACAGCGTTGAACCAGTAATGCCGGGTCACGTTTTGCGGGAAGGTAAATGGGTGCCGTACGGTGAGGGTGAGTTGCGGACTGCGTTTGCGGTGGAAGCCATCGACGTGTACGATCCTTTCGATGATGATGAACCTTTGGAATGCGGTTTGGAAACCCCTGAGGTGTGCGAGTCATGTCAGTGAGGTGGGCCGTGTCGGTGTTCGTGACAGCAATGTTTATGTCTATAGCCTTTACGGTTTGGGGTTTGGGTCGGATGTTACAATCGTTGTTCGATTAGATGAGCCGTGTCACTAAACTGGTCGTAGCGGTCACCGGGTTGCTGGTAGCAGTCGGTACTCTGATTGGAACGATCAGCATGAACTTTGGTCGGTCGTCTCAACCGGAGGGGGTGACCATCATTTTGAATAGCCCTGAGGCGTATGAAGAGTTTCTTGCCGGTCACCCTGCGGGATGAGCCGTCTAACGGAGTTGCAACGTGAGGCCGAGTGGAGGCGCTGTACAGAAGATGAGCCGTATTTCCTACGTAAGTATTGGCATATTGCTCATCCTGCTCACGGTCGAATACTTTTTGATCTCCGGGGCGCTCAAAGTTTCGCTTTAGGCCACTGGGATAATAACCGTTATTCGCTGACCCTGAAGGCCCGTCAGATCGGTTGGACGACGTTGGTGGCGGCGCACCAGTTCTGGTTGGCGTTCTTCCGTGACGATCAGAACATTATTGATCTGTCGCGTACGGAGCGGGATCGGTGTTGCTGCTACGGAAGTCAAAGTATGGCTTCCAACATATGCCGGATTGGATGTTGGAACGTGGACCGGATTCGTTGGTGGAGCATCAGCAGAAGATGGCGTTCAGCAACGGGTCGCAGATTACTTCGATGCCTTCAGCATCCGATCCTGCTCGTGGCGAGTCAGCATCGTTGGTTGTGGTTGACGAATGGGCGTTCCTTCCAAACCCTGAGGAAGCGTGGGCTTCTATAGAACCGGTGGCTGACGTTGGTGGTCGCATTATCGGACTGTCTACGGCTAACGGGTCGGGTAACTTTTTTCACGAACTGTGGGTTGGGTCGCAGACGGGTTCCAACCGGTTTGAGCCAATGTTTTTTCCGTGGTCTGCGACTGAGGACCGCGATGAGTCGTGGTACCAGTCGAAGAAGGAATCGATGCTGTCGTGGCAGTTGGCTCAGGAGTACCCGACGACCCCCGAAGAAGCGTTTATCAAGTCGGGTAACCCGGTGTTCGATTTGGACGTGTTGGAGGCGATGAACAGCACCGTTGAAGAAGGTCAGATGGGTTATTTGTGGGAACCGTACCCGCGTGCGGTGGAATGGCGTAAAGATGCTCACAGTTTGGCGTGAACCTGTTCCGGCCCGACCGTACTGTATCGGTGTCGATACGGCGGAGGGGTTGGCGCACGGCGACTATTCGTGCGCACAGGTGCTGGATGTGCGTTCCGGTGAGCAGGTTGCGATCTGGCATGGGCATATTCCACCAGATACGTTGGCCAACGAGGTGATCCGTTTGGCATGGTGGTATAACGACGCTTTGACGTGTGTGGAGTCAAACAATCACGGTTTGACAACTATTGTCCAGTTGCGCCATTTGGGGCATCCGAACCTGTTTCGGAAACGCACGTTGAACACGTCGATTTCCAAGGTGTCGCAAGAGTTCGGGTGGAAAACGACCCGTACGACGAAACCGTTGCTGATTGACGATCTGGGTATGGCGATCCGTAACGACGAGTTGATCATCCATGACCGGTACACGTTGGCAGAGTTGCGCACGTACGTACGGTCCAGTCGGGGTTCGATGAACGGTTCCCCGCACGATGACCGTGTGATGGCGTTGGCTTTGTCCAATCAGATGCGCCAGTATGCGTTCATGCCAGAGTTCACCCCCCGGGTGGACGACTACTGGACTATCGACTGGTTTGCCCGGATGGTTAAGCCGGACGAGAACCCTGATCTGCGGATCGGTGCAAACACGGTACGTGGGACAGTCTAGGCTATTACTTTAGGATACTTTTACGAAACCTAGGAGGTTTCTGATGGCACGGTCCAAGTTCGTTTCTCATACAAACGGAACTCAGACAGTTGATGGTCGCAGCGGCCAGAACGACAAGATGGAGCGCGGCGGTTCTGTCGTGTCCAACCCGATTTGGGAGCCTGCGGCTCCGAACTCGCCCAAGCAGCGGTTCAGCAGCCCCAAGTATGCTTCCCAGACGGGTGGCTACGGTGAGATTTCGGTGCGTGAGACGCCTCTGAACCAGCATGGCATCACGGGCAAGGTTGAGCCGTCCAAGCCGCAGCCTGACCTGAGGGGTCATAACGCTGCACCGCACACCAAGCGCCCGTAACCGTGGCGGTTCTGCCACCTGATGCGACGTTTGATGATTTCGTTTCATATACGGAATCTCTTCGGGGGCCTATGGGTTCGGATGAACTCACAGAACTCTGGGAGTGGCGTCAGAAACTTGTAGGGATCCGTTTCGACACGGGTCGCGCATTACGCTCCCAGTTGCCCCCGGATGAACAGCATTTGACCCGCAAGCAGCGCGGGGCGAAGGTTGAACAGGAAGCGAAGGCGGCAGGTCGCAACATTGAACGTCTACCCGATAAGGCATATTTCTGATGGCTCGTCTGACTCGCGCTGACAAGTATGAGATAATTCAACGCAAGTTGGAGGGGGCCGCACGGTGGCGTGACGAAATGGGCTACGACAGCCTGTGGCGTCGCATGAACGACCTGTACAGGGGCAAGCATTGGCCTAGGACGACCGCCAACCAAGATTTGGTAGCAGTCAACCTAGCGTTCAGCACAGTGAACGTGATTGCCCCGTCGGTGTCGGTCAACTATCCGAAGGTGATTGTTTCTCCAAACAAGGAGGAGAATCAGGATCGGGCAACATTCGTTGAAGCGGTCATCAACTATTTGTGGCGGCATCACGATTTTCGTAAGCCGTTCCAGCGGGCCGTCAAAGACTTTCTGATCTTCGGCCACGGCTGGTTGAAGGTCGGTTGGAAGTTCGTTGAGCAGGAACGCACGTTAGGTGACGTTGAGCGGGACGAAATGTTTCAGACGGCTGTAACCGAAATGGACAGTCTCGCTAGCGAAGACCCGTTTATGGCGGGCGAGTTGCCTGACAATGCTCAGGTGGCAGCCGACATTCCCACCACGTCTATGACAGTGGTGGAGGATCAGCCGTTTGTGGACCGGGTTTCCCCGTTTGACATTTTTGTTGATCCGGAGGCGACCTGCATTGAGGATGCGAAGTGGATTGCGCAACGCATCGTACGGTCCTTGGATGAAGCGAAGAAGGATAAACGGTACAAGGCGAGTGCGCGTAAGGATCTGAGTGCCGATTCGTTACTAAACCCGGTCTTCGGCACCACCGACCGTCAGGAACAGGAACAATTCCTGATTGACGATGAACGCACTGTGGTGTTTGAGTTTTATGACATTGAAAACAACACCATGGCTGTGCTGCCCCAGTCGGGTGCCGAATTTCTTGTAGATCCGTCACCCATGCCGTACGCTTACGGTCAACCATTCGT